CCCCGACACCCAACATACATCCCTGATAAACTGCGCGCCATTCACCCCGCTGACTCAGACGCCCCAATGCCCCTACAAATCGCCCCACTCTCCCGCCGCTTCTCCGTCGCCCCGATGATGGATTGGAGCTACTAACTCTACAGGCCCTTAGATACGTACCCTGTAGCGCAACACAAAAAAACCCGTACCACTTCTGTACCACTCCCTTGCCAAGGACGGTAGCTCTTCGCACGTATCGGCTCCGCGAATATCCGCTGCTATTCTTCAAGCTTTAGTAACCAGGGCGATATTGATGGCGAGCGAATACTCATTAGCGGATGTGCTGGAAAGGATGTATGAGAACCAACTCGCGTTAGAGGCGGCCATAATGGAGCTGGTGTTATGGACAGAAGAGCATGGCGAATTGACGACTGGTGGAAACGTCCGTGGCGCCCTTCAAACACTTGGTGAGAATGCAGGCCATATCAAGCAAGGCTTAGCCAAGCTTAAAAAGCAGGATCGCCCATGATTAATTTAACGCCCATGCAGAAAGAGACTCAAACGTACCGGGCGTTCGAATCTCTCCTTCACCGCCAAATCACGAAAACGTAAGCCATTGATTTTCCTAGAGAAAGTGGGCGGCTTGTAGTTTTTGGCGTTCGAAAAATGGCCCCATGGGACCATCATGGGACTGTCGCGCTATTTTGGTGCGTTAGTGGTGCGTCAAATACTGCGCTCTGTCTTGGTTTCTCAGCTAGCATCAAGACCGCTAAACCGATCTGTTTGGCGAGATTATTTCGGAGTTACAAATCTTCACTTCAGTCAGATTTCAAGATTTGACTTCGCTAAATTGAGTAGGAGACTTCATATGTTCGAGCTTAAATCTATTGGGGATCTGGAAGCGCTTTTGAGAGCAGGTGCTTCCTTTAGCATTGATGCGTCTATTAAGTCACAAGGGGACCTAGTGAAGATGGCTTCAGCGACCGCTCATGGTGGGGGAACTCTTACCCTAAGAGGGTTAACGATAAAATCTCAAGGTGACTTGATAGCTATTGCTAGCGCTGGAAAGGGTAACGTTCATTTCACTGAATGAATGCAAAGCTGAGCCTTAAGGACAGCGGCTTGAGTAAAGGAGTAGCGGTTATGCAGTTACATGAAGTTGACGTAGTCAAAGAGCTTTTTAAGGTCAGAGAGGTGAATGAAGCGTTGACGGACGGCTGGCGGATAGTGGCAGTCGTCTCTTCTGTGAATCCTGAAGCTGGTAATGGGCAGTTGGTGTCGTGCTACGTGCTAGGCAAGAAGGTGAAGCAGACCGGTGTGAAGCTGACTGCAGAGGCGATCGCCAATGCACACAGGCCGAGATAGAGCATACGTTTCTAATAACGCCGCTTATGTTCAATGGCTCCCCACAACCAGGCCCGCTCCGGCGGGCTTTCTTGCGCTTGGCGGAAACCAGCCACCGGGAGTCTGGTCTACCATTACCGCTGATAATGGCTGAGCATCACCGCTAAGGACGAGAGACGTGTCGCTACCCATCACCGCAAGGCAGATGAATGCTCTAAGGGCGCTGCAAAGGAAGGACCCGGACCTGGGCGAGCTGGCGACCGCCATCGCGCTGGCCTTCGATGCGACGAAGATCGAGAACCCGCAAATGGCGCGGTTGATCCTGGAAAAAACCTGCCGTCGCATGATCGCCCGGCAACCCGGCAGCCATGAAGTAATGATCCAGCACCTGACGACCTTCGGGGAGTTGAATTGCCTAACATCGGCGCAGGTCAGCGACTTTATCGACCGAGTTAGGAGGCACGTTTGATGTTGCACCATGGTACTGATCGCCAGTGCCTGTCGCCCTGACTCCAACATCCCATGTAAACGTAAATATCTGACGCTGTGTGAGCGAGAGTGTGGGCGCGTGAACGCAACGGTCGTGAGTACTGCGAATGCCGCATGCAGCTTCAAAAGCAGTCCGCCCTAGGCACCTCTCGCGTTTTCATGTTGACCCACGGGAAAGAGGTTAGGAGGGTTAGTTTTTTTCAGAGCGCCTTGAAAGCCTTGTCTGCTATGGCTTTTCGAAGGGTTGGCAAGGTTAGCTTTTGGGTTAGGTCTGGTTATTTCCTAACCTTTATTAGCGTTAAATACCCAATATATTAATTCCTTTAAAAACAGTATCTTACGGATTACTAACCTTTAACCTAACCCAACCTAACCCATCAAAGTTAGGTCTCAAGCCCAACAAACACGGGCCTTCCAAGCCCCAATCCCCCCTGCAAAAAAAAACTAACCTTTTTCCCGAGGCACCTACTAATTTCAGCCGCTCGTGCGTGCTTATAAGCGTTGCGTAAAACATCAACCCTCGCAGGGTTCCGCAGGTTTCTGCCCGCTCTAAAACACCAAGCAGGCGCTCAGCCTGAGCCGCCGAGAGGGGTCCGCAGGTGTGCAGAAAAAACGACCCATTTAGCCCGCAGGCGAGGTGGGGGGACGACGGCGCGCGCCGGGTGATGAAGCACGTCACTGCCCCGCTGTAGCACGCCTGTACCCCACTTGTAGCATGTCAACTCCCCCTTTCCGTCGACAGCGCGTAGGCCGTCGCCCACGCAGCCTTGAAAGGCCCGTGTTTATTGGGCCGTGCAGCCGCTTACGCTTGCTGTGACACCCTGCAAATGCTATGTTGGGCTGGGTTTTTTCATGCTGATGAAGGGCAAACCTTCACCTATCCAAGCTGAATTTTCCGGCCCAATCACTCCTCCCCCTTACAGCTCGTCGCCTCAAATCGCGTCGCGCTCAAACGTCATCTACTGTATGTGCATACAGTATTGGATTCATACCCATGAACGATGATGACGACACCCTCGGATGGCTTGGCCTCCCCACCCCACTGCAGATGTACCGACAGCATTGCCGTTTACTGGAGAACGAGATCCAGGAACTAAACCTGCATTTACGCAAAGCTCGGGAGGATGTTTTCGAAATCAGTCAGATGTTGCTGGCTACGCAGGCGAAGAACGCCGAGTTCGCCGGATACCTCCGTCAGAGAGGCGGTGAAGCGGCTGAGATGCGAAAGCACATCAACACGCTGACTACCTCATTGGGAGCGAGTCAGCGTGAAGTCGAACGCTTGAAGCGAATCGTCAACGAGATGAGACCTCGACCGACCACGGTTGTCTAAGATCAAACGGAAAGAGGGTTGGGCCATGTGCGGAAGACTTTCGCAGTACCGAGGAATTCACGACTTTGTTGCGGCATTGAGTATGCCCAATGCCCTGGCAAACTCCGTGGGTGATCAATCCATCGAACGCTACAACGTGGCACCAACGACTGAAGTTGCTTTGTTACACCTACAGGGCGACTTACTGCACGCCGATCCGGTGCGTTGGGGTTGGCGACCACATTGGGCGAAGGATCGCGCCGCGCCGATCAATGCACGCGTGGAGAAGGTCGCCCACGGCCCTTTCTTCCGTGCGATTTGGCCTCACCGAGCGATCACGCCTATCGACAATTGGTTTGAGTGGGTAGATGAAGGTGGCCCCAAGAAACAGCCCTACCTGATCCGTAGGCGAGACGGCTCACCCATCTTGTGCGCGGCCATCGGCCAACTACCAGACGCTGATGAAGGCCCAGGCGAGCATGACGGATTTGTGATCATCACCGCCGACAGTGCTGGCGGCATGGTGGACATTCACGATAGGAGGCCCGTGGTATTGGCACCGGACCTCGCCTGCGAATGGCTGGACCCGGTCACACCAAAAGAGCGCGCCGAGCAGATGGTGTTGCATCAGGGCGAACCGTCCGAAGTCTTTGAGTGGTTCAAGGTCGATACAGCCGTGGGCAACGTGAAAAACAAGGGTGCCAGTTTGATTCAGCCAGTAACTTAGAATCGCCCTTCCAATGCTGCTAGCTCCCAGTTCATGATCGCCAATTCTCCGCTGACTCCGGCCTTGCCTTTACGCTAATTCCTCGTGCTGTAGCGAATCTTCACGATCTCAGAGTCGGAACCACCTCTAGAAAACGCACCAAGCCGGTGCAAATATATATGGGCTTGTGCTTCTTGTAGGCAGTTTGCACAGGTGATAGCTTTCGCTAACTCGCGTGGGCGCAGTGATACGTTGTGTCACTCCCTTTACTGGCCTGAAGTTGAACGCCTTGGCTGGAAACTTAATAAATCATCTAAAGGAAGTAGAAAATGATCCAAGAAGCAATTTATCCTGGGGGGTCAAGGAAACGCGTCAGCAAGGCTGGGGATAACGTTAGAGCCGGAAATGCCAACAAAGAAGATCTAGACACTATCGAAGAGTGGCGAGCAGCGCATCGTGGGGTATTGAACACCTTTCAAGCTATTTTGCGCACTCGGACTAAATTTACAGAAATCATTGTTGCTCAACGCCACAAGCGTAAAAATACAATATTCGACAAATTAAGTCGCCTTCCAGGAATGAAACTAGCTCGAATGGATGACGTTGCAGGATGCCGTCTTATTTTTCAGAGCATCGAAGATCTTTACGCGTTTCGCGAAAAATTTCATAAAGCTCGTTTCAAACACAAACGCAGAAACGACGAAAACAAATATCACTACATCAACTACCCAAAAGATACTGGCTACAGAGGTATTCATGATGTTTATGAATACGATGTAAATTCGTTGGCCGGCCAGAATCTTGCGGGTCTATATATTGAGATCCAATATAGGACACTAGTACAACATGCGTGGGCAACCGCCATTGAGGTAATAGGTTTCATCACCGAGAGCCAACCAAAATTCAAACAAGGCGACAGGCGCTACGAGCATGCGATGGCGCTCGCTAGCGAAATACTTGCTCGCGCGCATGAAGGTCTAAAGGGGCCTTTTCCTAACCTCACCGACCGCGATCTACTTGAAGAGTTTCTAACTTTAGATAAAGAGCTATCACTACTACAAACGCTACGCGGCCTTAATGAAGCCAAAGGAGAAATTTCTGACAAGCGTAATACAATTTTGATTTTTTCTGAAACAGGAGAATTGGAAGTAAAAAGCTATCGAGATGCACCAGATGCGTTGCGAGCGCTTTTTGAGCTGGAAAAACAGATGCCCAACAAAGATATTGTATTGGTAAGAGCAGACTCAAGCGAAGAAGTTAGGTTGGCATTTCGAAACTACTTCTCAGATGCTCGTGAATTCATCAGGCTATTGGACGATGCATGTGACAAGCTTGGTGGGCACCAAGGTGATCGGCTTGCAGAATATGCCGGGTTGCTGGGTAAATTTGAAGGGGCGGATTAATAATCCGCCAGGGTTTAAGGGGAGAGTTAAAGCTCCCCACCAATCTCGTAAGGTTTGAAAGATATTACTTCCTCGCCAAGCCACTCATTCACCTGCGCCATACGCGCCTGAATCGGCTCCAGTTCATTGGCCGCATAAATCTGCGCCGCCTCCCTGATCGACCCAAACCCACCCGCGTTCTGCGGCACAATACCCATCAACTGCGGCGGAATGCGCAAGCTGGCTAGCACGTCGTCGCGGGTCTGGTTTTTGATCGAGTTGAATTCGTCCTTGGCCGTTACTTCGCTGACCGGAATGATCTGCAACCCGTCCTTCTTGCCGTTCGGCGAATACACGAACAGGTTGCGGAAGTTGCCAGGCCCCTTGGAATCCTTCAGCGCCTTGCGCAGGGAATCGACATCCGCTTCGTTCTGCGCGGCGTCGGTCATGTAAAGAATGAAGCCAGCATGACTACCGTTCTCGTAATACTTCCGGCGAAACAGTGTGGCCGACTCATTCAACAACGCCGACTGCAACGCGCTGATCCACTCAGGCAGTCCGTATACCTCCTGGTGCAGATCCGCCTCTCGCAGATGAAAGACCGTGCCCGGTTCAAATTCATGTTCCTCCTTCCAGCCCTGGACCATGAACTGCCGCCCGTCTTTACCCGAACGCATGTATTTCGCCAATGGCGGCACCAGCTCACGCACCGGCCCGAGCATCGAGCGTCGGCCTTCCAGATAGCCATTGCCCAGGCACAGGAAGTCCAGGGCGAACTGTTCGAACGCTGCCCGCGACAGCAGCCGGTGGGGAATGAAGGTTTTGCTCAGCAAGTTGCGCTTGAACATCAGCCCCGAGTGAAGGTGCACGCTGGAGCCCACAGACCGTGCCAGGCCGTCCAGCGACAGCGGCGGCTCGTACCACCGCCCGTTAAACCAGCACTCCAGATAATCAAACACTTCCCGGCCACTAAGCACCGGTGATGGATCGCCAAAGCTGAACGCCTCCATCTTGCTATCACTGCGCGGAATGAACTCCTGCGTTGCAACCGTGGAAGCCTGGGCCACTTGCTTGGTATTTCTGCGGCGGTTCGACATCAAAAAATCTCCATCCGCCCGGTATTGGCAGTGGTCTGCCCCTCCAGCGGTTCGTTGTGCAATGCGTGAAAGAGCGCCCACGCCAGGTCGGCGTGGCCGGTGTTGTCGTTGCGGCCGGCGGTGTAGGTGAATTGGCGACCGCCTGCGGTGATGGTCTTGCGGATCGCCATCAGCGACTGAGCCATGTCCGTCCAGCCGGCGTCGAACTCCAGCCTGCCCCGGTGGATCACGTCGTACGCCTTCAGCACCAGGCAGGTCTTGACCTCAGGCGAATAGCTGAACGTGGTGACATTGGGGAAGAATTGGCGCACCAGCTGCGCCACGCCGCTGCCCAGACCGGTGACATCGATCCCGATGTACGTCACCCAGTAGCGGTCGCAGACAGCTTTGATCACGCTGGCCTGCGCCGCGAAGTCCATTCCTCGGAATTGGTGACGCTCCAGCACCCGGAACTTGCCCCCTGGTACCAGAGGCGGTGCGACCACCACCAGGCCCGAGCAATCGCCGGTTTCCGCCGGGTCATACCCCACCCACACCTGGCGGTCGCCGAACGGCCGCATCGCAAACGGCTTGTAGTCCTCGGCCCACTCGACCCAGCTGTCGACCATGCAGGGCTGCAACACCGTCAGCGGGAAAATGCTCGCGCCGTCGTCGACGAATTCGCACATGAGCAGGTTCGCGAACGCTTCCGGGCTGTACTCTCGCCGCAGTTCTTCAATGTCGAACAGGTCGCAACCGCCCTGCTCCGCATCGAGGATGGTGACGATCTGTCGCCACAACCGGTCTTCGCAAAACCTGCCCTGCTGGAGCGCCCCGTGGGATACGTCGACCTTGGTGTGCTGCGCCGCCGGCTTGCCCTTGTTGAAGCGCTCGCCCGTCCAGAAGGTGTAGGCCTCATGCGCCATGGTCGACGGCGTCGAGAAGTAGGTTTTGCGCCACTTCTTGTGCATCGCCATCCCCGACGCGACCTTGTTCAATTCCTCAAACTTGAACGTCCAGAAGAATTCGTCGAAGTAGAAATTGCCGTGGTAGCCTTGGGCCGTGCGCGCGTTGGTACCGAGAAAAAACAGTTCGGCGCCGTTCGGCAGCACGATGGGATCACCGGTCAGCTCGACGCCGATGACCTCGCGGGCAAAAGCCTGGATGTACCCACGGAACAGGTAGGCCTGATTCTTCGACGCCGACAAGAAAATCTGATTGCGCCCAGTTTCCAGCGCATCAATAAACGCCTCTCGGGCGAAGTAGTAAGTGGCGCCGATCTGCCGACTTTTGAGGATGACGCGGGTGCGCTGATTGCCCGCCCGGTGCCAGTCTTTCTGGTAGTCGAAACACCCCTCGATAAACGCTTCACGCAGCAGCTCGATCTGGTCTTCGCTGATGTCGTTTTTCGGCGTTTTCTTCTTCGGCCCTTCGTTGCGCTTGGCGAGGTTGGGGTTGAGTTCGGTTTCGGTACCGCCACCCTGGAAGCGCTGGATGCGAGCCTGCCGCTCCAACTGCCGGTGCAGCAGGTCGATCTCTTTGAAGTCCCCGCCGCTCTTGCCTTCCTTGAGGATCAACTGCACCAGACGCGCTTCCAGCGCCCCGCCGATGCGCTCGACGTTATCCGCCCGGTCCCACTCGTCGCGGGCCTTCCAGCTGTGTAGCGTTTTTTCCTTTTCGCCCGTAGCCTCGGCAATCTCACAGATGCGCCAACCCATCCAATACAGAAACTTGGATTGGCGTCGGGGATCGATTGGGAGCATTTCAGTCGTAGTCATGGCCGCGATGCTGCCGCCCAAGCCTGCGAGTCAGTAGCGCCGCCCCTTGTAGTCCCGCTCTCTACAATCCCGTCCCGTTGCCGCAACTCGCGCGCGTCACGACCATGCCCCTCATTGCAACGCACTTAGCGCCCAACGCATTGAGGATTCCCGGCATGAAGAAATTCCGCAGTAATTGGTTCCGCGTCGCCGTCGAGGGCGCTACCTCTGACAAGCGCACCATCAAACGCAGCTGGCTGGAACAGGCGGCGAAGAACTTCAATCCAGCCACCTACGGTGCTCGCATCTGGCTGGAGCACTTCCGCAGCCTGTTGCCCGATAGCCCATTCAAAGCCTACGGCGACGTGCTCGCGGTCAAGACCGAAGAAGTGGAAATCAACGGCCAGAAGAAGCTGGCCCTGTTCGCGCAGGTCGAGCCGACGCCCGATCTGATCGCCATGAACAAGGCCAAGCAGAAGATTTACACCTCGATCGAAATCGACGACAGCTTCTCGGACACGGGCGAGGCCTACATCGTCGGCCTGGCGGTGACCGACTCCCCAGCCAGCCTGGGCACAGACGTACTGTCTTTCTCCGCGCAGAAACCAGAATCCAGCCCGTTCAAAGACCGTCATTACTCCGCGACGTCGATGTTCACCGAGGCGGTGGAAACCGAGTTGCAGTTTGAGGAAATCGAAGACAAGCCCAGCCTCGGCGCCCAGCTCTTCAGCAAAGTGCAGGCACTGCTCGGCGGCAAACAGGCGAAGGACGACGCCGAGTTCGCCCAAATCGGCCAGGCCGTCGAAGCGATTGCCGACCACGTCAAAGACCTCCCGGATCAGTTGGCGGCTGAGAAGAAATTCTCCGGCGAACTGAACACCAAGCTTGAGCAGCTCAGCAAAGACCTGGTCGAGCTGAAAACCACCCTTGGCAACACCCAAGACCACTCCCAAACCCAGCGCCCACCGGTAACCGGCGGCGGCAAACAAGCCCTGGCTGAGTTCTGACCTGCGGCCTACACCGCCCAGCCCACTATCGGAGACATCCATGCGTAACGACACTCGAAAACTCTTCACCGGCTACCTCAGCCAGGTCGCACTGCTCAACGGCGTTGAATCGGCCACCGCCACATTCAGCGTCGACCCAACCATCCAGCAGCGCCTGGAAACCAAGATTCAGGAGTCGAGTGAGTTCCTGACCAAGGTCAACGTCATCGGCGTCGATGAACAGGAAGGCGAAAAGGTCGGCCTGGGGGTGGGTGGCACCGTTGCCAGCCGTACCAACACCAACGTCAAAAAGCGTGAGCCGCGCAGCATCGGCACTCTGTCGAGCGATAAATACAAGGCCGAGCAGACCGACTTCGATACCTTCGTCAGCTACAAACAGCTCGACGCCTGGGCCAAGTTCCCGGACTTCCAAACCCGACTGTCCAGCGCCATTGCTCAGCGCCAGGCGCTCGACCGTATCCAGATCGGTTTCTACGGCGTTTCGGCCGCAGAACAAACCGACCGCACCGCGCACCCGCTGCTGGAAGACGTCAACATCGGTTGGCTCCAGCAGTACCGCACCCACGCACCCGACCGCGTGCTGAAGGAAGGTGCTGTCGCCGGCAAGATCACCATTGGTAAAACCGGTGACTTCAAGAACATCGACGCCCTGGTCTACGACGCCATCCAGTTGCTCGACCCTTGGTATCGCCGCAACCCTGGCCTTGTCGTGCTGACCGGCCGCGAACTGGTCCACGACAAGTTCCTGGCCCTGGTCAACAAGGACCAGGACGCAACCAACACCCTGGCCAGCGACTTGATCATCTCGCAGCGCCGCGTCGGTGGTTTGCCGTTGTACGAGGTGCCGTACATCCCCGAAGGCACGATTCTCATCACCACCTTCGCCAACTTGTCGGTGTACTGGCAGATCGGCGGACGCCGCCGCTACCTCAAGGAAGAGCCAGAGTGGAACCGCGTCAGCAACTTCGAATCGTCGAACGAGGCCTATGTGGTTGAGGAATACGGCCTTGGTTGCCTGCTGGAAAACATCACCCCAGTCGAAGAAGCCGGCAGCGAGGGTTAACCCCATGGCACTCAGCATCGCCCAAGCCCACCAGCGCCGCGCCCGCGCGGCCATGGAGGCAGCTAAAACGGCACCACAGCAATCCATGGCCGGTGCCACCGCCTACGAGCACCAACTGAATCAGTTGCTGCAGGACCGCTTGCGCTTGAAAGCCATCCAGTCCAACGAAGGCAAGGCCGCACTCAAACTGCAACTGCTACCTGAGTACATCCCGTATGTAGAGGGCGTGCTCCAGGCTGGCAACGGCGCCCAGGACGACGTGATGACCACCGTCATGATCTGGCGCATCGACGTTGAGGACTACAGAGGCGCCCTGGACATCGCCGACTACGTGCTCAAGCACAAGCTGATCATGCCGGACCGTTTCGAACGCACCACCGGTTGCCTGGTGGCGGAAGAAATCGCCACCGCAGCACTGAAAGCTCAAAAGGCCAATGGTTCTTTCGACTTGGCGATTCTGCACCGCACGGTAGAGCTGACCGAAGACGAAGATATGCCCGATCAAGCCCGCGCCAAGCTGTTCCTGGCGACCGGTCGCGCCACCCTGAACGGCATCACCGCCGAGGAACCCGGTCAACCGGGGCAGATCCAGGCGGGCATTGATTTGCTCAGGCGCGCCATCGAGTTGCACGACGGATGCGGCGGCAAAAAAGATTTGGACGGCGCCGAACGCCTCCTGAAAAAACACGCTGCCACCGGCAGCTAACCGAGCGTCCCCACGCACCCCGCCGGCTCGGGGCGGATCGGCCAGGCCGCTCCTCCTGAACGTGAAGCCCCGACCACCGGCGATCTATCGGAGCCGTCATGAACACCGCCTTTGCCAATCTCTACCAAAGTGCTTTCACCCCTACGGAATCCGAACGACGCATGTCTGCAGCGGCTGAACAGTACGTCGCTGAAACAGAGGCATACGACCGCACCGTCTGCACTGGCCCCGTCATACGCGGCGCCATCATGCCTGCCAACTCGCACGAACGGGGCCTTTCGAATCGCAACGCTGTTCGGGCGTTTGACTACCTCTGCACGCAACATCCCGAATTCACAACGCAGCAGATCCGGCGTGAGATTACCCGCGCGGACAGCCGGGGACCTTCCCTATGAGCGCATTTGTAGCCAGCGGCACCGTCGCCAGCGGCCACATCAACACCGACCCGTTCTGGCCGTCGATTGACCTGGATAGCCTGCGCGCCACCCTGCGCATCGACGCCAGCGTCACCCCAGCCCGCTTGGAAACCGCCGTGATCTCTGCCGCTATCAACCTCAACCGCGAGCTGAGTGACTGGCGAGCAGCTCAACAGGCAGCTGGTTACGCCACGTTGGACGCTGTACCAGGTGATCGGATCAAAGACGTATCGGTAAAGACTCACCTCTACCGCCGCGCGATCGAGGCCGGTACCGGCGCCGAAGTCTGCGAGCGCTTTCGCGACTACAGCGCCACCAACACCGGCAACAACAAGGCCGAAGAGGTCGCACCGACCATCGATGACTACCGCCGCGATCTGCGTTGGGCGGTGCGTGACTTTCTCGAAAAAAGCCGCACCACCGTGGAGCTGATCTGATGGCCGTCGCCGTCCGCGCCAATCAAAACGACACCGTCGACGCCCTGTGCTGGCGGTATTACGGCCGAACTGCAGGCGTCACCGAAGCAGTGCTGCAGGCGAACCCCGGCCTGGCCGACTACGGCCCCGTCCTGCCACAAGGCCTCGTTATCAACATGCCCGAAGCCCAAACCAGCGCGCCCCAACGGCAGATGGTGAATCTATGGGACTGACCCACTGCTACCAAGGAAACCCACACCATGGCTGATCCAACTTCCAGCGTTGTGTCCGGCCTGCTTATTGGCTTGGGCCTGGCGAGCGTCACGCCAGTCATCGACGACGGGGCGCTGTTCGGCGCCATCCTCGGCGCTTGGCTGGTCACCAGCACCAAGCGCGACCTCAAGGTCTGGCAGCGCCTGGGCTCTCTGTTCCTATCGGCCGGGGTGGGCTACCTGTTCGCGCCCATGGCCTTGCAAGCAATCCCGTTCATCACCAGCGGCGGTAGCGCTTTCCTCTGTGCCCTGGTGGTCATCCCGATCAGCATCAAACTGATGGTGTGGGTGGAAAAGGCGGATATCTGGGACATCTGGCGTCGCATCCGAGGGGGCACCTGATATGCCGAACATCGAACTGGCCGTGCAGTTGATCGCGGCAATTGCCTACTTGCTGAGCGCTCTTCGCCTGGCCTGTTACACCCGAGGTGATGCGCGGTACCGGCGCAGCATCTCCCTGCTGGCAAGCCTGTTTGGCGGAGTGCTCTGCATCTGCGGTCTGGAAATCCTACTGGACCGCCAGCCGACGAGCTTCGGCCAGGCCGCAGCCATCGTGCTGCTCTGCATCCTGATTTTCCGTTCACGCGGCAACGTCGCCGCCTTGTTGAGGCCCAGTGCATGACCACCACCCTTCGCCACGGCGACCGCTCGCAGGCGGTGCTTATTCTGCAAAAGAACCTCAACAGGTACGGTGCCAACCTGGTACCGGACGGCCACTACGGTGACGCCACCGAGATCGCCGTACGCGCCTACCAGTTGAAAGTTGGCTTGGTAGCCGATGGCGTTGCCGGCACCAAGACCCTATCCAGCCTGTCAGGCGGCGACTGTGCCCAACTGCTGCGCAACCACGACTTGGTGACCGCTGCTGAACGCCTCGGCGTGCCGCTGGCGACTATCTACGCCGTCAACGAAGTGGAATCGAAAGGCAAAGGCTTCCTGGAAAACGGCAAGCCAGTGATCCTGTTCGAGCGGCACGTCATGTACCGACAGCTCGCGAAGGTTCGACACCCAGGGGATGATCCGGCGGAGATCAAGCGGCATGCCGATGAACTCGCCGCGACCAATCCCGCCCTGATCAACCCGAAGGCCGGTGGTTATGTCGGCGGAACCGCCGAGCACCAGCGCCTGGCCATGGCCCGCCAGATCGACGACACGGCCGCGCTGGAATCGGCCTCCTGGGGCGCCTTCCAAATCATGGGCTATCACTGGCAACGTCTTGGCTATGCAAGCGTGCAGGACTTTGTGGCGGCAATGAGCGCCGGCGAATCGCAGCAATTCGATGCCTTCACCCGCTTCATCGAGACGGACCCGATGCTGCACAAGGCCCTGAAGGCCCGCAAATGGGCCGAGTTTGCACGTCTCTACAACGGGCCGGACTACCTGCGCAATCTCTACGACACCAAGCTTCAGCGAGCCTATGAGCGGCACGCCAGCTGCGAGTGCGGAAAAGGGGTGGCGGCATGATCGACTTCGAAGCGGTTCAAAAACTGAGAGTGCAGGACGGTGACCTTTTGGTGGTACCGGAATCGACCGAACAGGAAGACATGGTGCAGCTGGCCGAGTGCATCCAGCTGATGAACAACGCAAGAGCAGTAATCGTACGCGGCCCGATTAAACGGCTCGACACCGCTACCATGAACAAACTCGGCTGGTACCGGGCGTGAGCACCCTGCGCCAGGCTCTGTACGGCATTGCGCTGCTCGGTGCCCTGGCGCTGCTGATCTGGGGCCAGCAACAGCGCATAGACGCCGCCGAGGGCAAAGCCGCGCGGGCAAATGACGTCGCCAAAACAGCCCGCGAAGACGCGAACCGTAACCTGGCCACCGTCAACACTCTCACCACCACCCTGCAGCAGGAACGCGAAAGCCAGTCCGCTCTGCGCGCCCAGCAGGACCTGCTGCGCCAGGCCCTGGCAAAGCGCGCACGAACCATAGAGGAACTGAAACGTGAAAACGACGAACTACGCGACTGGGCTGCTCGGCCTCTCCCTGACGCTGCTCGCCGGCTGCGTGAGCGCCCCGCCCTCACCGGCGCCGCAGCTTACCGTGACTGGCTGTCCGGCCGTGGTGCCGTGCCAACTGCCAGCGACAAGCCCGCTCGTTAATGGCGACCAGTTGACCGATCAGGACCGCGTCGAAGCCGCCTGGGCCGAGTGCGCCGCCCAGGTCGACATGGTCTACAAGCACCAGCAGGCCCACCCATGAACAAGCCCGAAAGTCTGCGCGCCCACCTGCTGGCCACCGTTGCCGACTTGCAGCACAACCCTGACCTTTTGCTGATTTTCATCGACAACGGCAAGGTGCGCTGCACCGCTGCCGCGACCCTTTCTTTTGAGTACAGCTACGATCTGCAGATCATCTTGACCGCCTTCGCGGGGCACCCTGACAGCGTGATGCTGCCCGTGCTGGGATGGATCAGTATCAACCAACCGGAACTGCTGGAAAACTACGAAAAGATGCAGAACGGTATTCAGTTCGAAGCCGACATTCTTGATAAGGACAAGGTAGATCTCGGCCTTACATTGCGCCTGACAGAGCGGGTGGTGGTAGGCACGGATGCTCAAGGCAACACGACCGTGAAGCATGCCGGCGAGCCGCAGCGAGTGGCGGGTTACCTCGACCCGAATTGGATACCGGGTTCCCAAAGCAATGCCAGCGAATGGATGGTTCCAGATGACAAATAAGCTTGAAGCGCTGGAGACCTGGGCGTCCGGGCTGCTTGAGCAGCTGCAGCCAAGTGCGCGCAATCAACTCGCTCGCACCATCGCCCAGGAACTACGGCGCAGCCAGCAAAAGCGGGTACTGACCCAAAAAAACCCGGATGGCAGCAAGTTCGCACCACGGAAAAAGCGGGACTTGCGCGGCAAGCAAGGCCATATCCGGCGTAAGGCTGAGATGTTCAAAAAGCTGCGTACCGCGACCTACATGAAAGCCCGAGGCGATAGCAACGCCATTACGGTGGGTTTCACCGGGCGAATCTCCCGAATCGCCAGGGTTCACCAGTTCGGATTGAAAGACCGCGCTGAGCGTGGAGCACCGGAGGTGCGATATGAACAACGTGAAGTTCTGGGATTCACCGATGCGGACCTGGATTTGATCCGCGATGAACTGCTGAGTCATTTCACAAACTGATTCAACTGGATTTAATAGAGTCACGTTTAGCAATAGCCTCAACCAAATTACTTGGAAGAGAATCATATACCTCTTGAACGTGTTTAGGTTCAGAGATGGTTTTATCAACAATCAAATTAAGAAGCTTAAATAATGATTCAGCTGTTGCACGATCATCACTTATATCAATTTTTCCGGGATGGACTGCTGAGTTACCAATCACACGAACTGCATCGAGCGCTTGCTGGACGCGCCTATCCAAGCCTTTAGAAACTAGAGACTTAATGTCGTCATTTATATTATCACCAGGCTGCCCCAGTTCTTTACAGAGCTTCTGAATCGCAAGTCTTAGCAGCGCAGCTGCGCCACGGGGTGACTGGTTCAATATTGAGCCTGCCTCTTCGTAGTCACGCTTGATGTCCTCCGGCATATCGGGGTTGGCGGCAACCACATTGCCAACAACTGGATACATTAATCTATTGTGTATCCAAATAGAGACACGATCACAATTAAAACATTGACTTACAGTACAGTTTCTCAGTTGCTCCTTAACATAAAACGTGCTATCTCTTTTTTCCAAAAATGGAATACCTGAAACCATTCTAAGCACCCAACTTTCAATCTTTTTTCTTTCCTCTGACTGATCATTCACATCAAAGTTGAGCTCATCGTAATCTGCTTGAGCCAAAACGGTTGGCAAAATCTGCTCACCATCGTGTCGACTGATAAAAACTGCGCTCCAAAACTGCTTAGCTAAAGCCCCACAATGTGGACAGTTGAACGCAGTTTCTTTAACCGATGGTGTGACGTGTTTCATTGGCACTCCTTTGACAACGTGGTGAGTGGCGGAAATGGTGATCCGTTATTTCAGCGACCTACTTTACTGAACTGTAAGCGGCCCTGCTACAAGTTACCGATGCTGCACCCGTACGCGCGTGGCGCCACCATCGGCGCCATGAACGACTTAGCCGCCCTCGCCCGCCTGCTCGAAAACCTCATCCGCTTCGGCGTCATCGCCGCCGTGCAGATGGAGCCACCGCGCGTGCAGGTAACTACCGGAAAGCTGACCACCGCCTGGCTTCCTTGGCTCGCTTTGCGTGCCGGGGCTGATCGCGAGTGGGACCCGCCCACGCTCGGAGAGCAGGTGATTCTGCTCAGCCCGTCCGGCCAGCTCGCCAACGGGATAGCCGTGACAGGCGTATTCAGTGACCACATCCCCGCCAACGGCAACCGCAAAGGCCTGCACCGTCGTACCTACGCGGACGGCACGGTGATCGAGTACGACAGCGTTGCCCACCACCTCAACGCCACACTGGCCGACGGTGGCACCACCAATCTGATCAGCACCGGCGGCATCAACCTGGTCGGCGACATCACACACAAAGGCGACTACATCCAGACCGGGAATCAGACCGTCACCGGCCAGGTCCAGGTCTCTATAGATGTGATCGCGGCCGGCGTCAGCTTGGTCCAACACCCGCACACCGGCGTCAAGGCCGGCAACGATCAATCTGGGGTGCCCATCCCATCATGAACCGACACACCGGCGGCGCCATCAGCGAGCGCGAGCACATCAGTCAGGCGATCACCGACATCCTGACCACCCGCATTGGCACGCGTGTAATGCGCCGCGAATACGGCAGCTTGGTGCCCGAGCTGGTGGACCACCCCTTCAACGACGTCAACCGTCTGCGCGTTTACGCGGCAACCGTCATGGCCCTTATGCGCTGGGAAACCCGCATCAGCCTGAGCCGTGTGCAGTTCGCGGGAGCAAACATGCAGGGCCAGGCCTCGATCGATCTGGAAGGCACCGTGGTGGACACCAATGAGCCGTTGAGCCTCAGCGTGCCGCTGCAGCTGGGAGGCAGTGTATGAACAGTTTCGCCGCCATCGACCTCAGCCAGCTGCCGCCGCCGCAGATCGTCGAGCAGATCGACTTCGAACAGATCCTGGCCGAGCGAAAGGCCTACATGATCAGCCTCTGGCCGGCCGACGAGCAGGCCCAGATTGCGGCACGCCTGGAGATAGAGTCGGAGCCGCTCACCAAGCTGCTGCAGGAAAACACCTACCGCGAGACCGTATGGCGTCAGCGAGTCAACGAAGCATCGCTTGCCAACCTGCTCGCCACCGCGCGGGGCACCGACCTGGAACAGCTGGCCGGCAACTTCAACGTCAAGCGCCTTGTGATTCAGCAAGGCAAAGCCAATGCCGTGCCGCCGATCCTCACGTTGATGGAAGGCGATGACAGTCTGCGCGAACGCGCGCAGATGGCCTGGGAAGGCTTGAGTACCGCAGGCCCGCGCAACAGCTACATCTTCCACGCCAGGGCAGCGGACGGTCGAGTAGCCGACGCCACCGCCGAAAGCCCATCACCTGCCGTCGCCGTGGTCACGGTTCAGTCATTACTGGGCGATGGCACGGCGCCCCCCGAGCTGCTCGCCGTCGTCAACGCTTACCTGAGCGACGATGACCGCCGGCCGGTGGCCGACCGTCTCACCGTTCAGGGCGCGCAGATCCTGAATTACCAGGTCAAGGCCAAGCTCTATTTGCTGTCGAGCGGCCCGGAGTCGGAACCTATCCTGGCTGCTGCAGAACAGCGGCTGCTGGCCTACGTTCATCAACGGCGCCGGTTGGGCATGGAGGTCTCGGAATCGGCCTTACATGCCGCGCTCCACGTCGAAGGCGTGCGAAAAGTCGAACTGGAAGGCTGGGTAGACATCGTCGCGACCAAGGCTCAAGCGCCGTATTGCACCGGCATCACATTAAGCCGAGGCGTTGAGTAATGGCAGGGCAACACTTGCTTCCGGCGAACTCCACACCGCTGGAGCGCCAGGCGGCTCAGGCGCTCGCGCAGATCCAGCGCGTCCCTGTTCCGTTGCGACAGCTTTGCAACCCGAACACCTGTCCCGTCGACCTGTTGCCTTATCTGGCATGGGCTTTCTCCGTTGATCGTTGGGACAGCAAGTGGACCGAAACAGCGAAACGCGCAGCCATCCGTTCATCGCACTACGTCCACTCGCGCAAAGGCACCATCGGCGCTTTGCGCCGCGTTGTGGAACCGCTCGGCTACCTGATTGAAGTGCTGGAGTGGTGGCAAACCACGCCGAACGGCGTACCAGGCACGTTCGCCATCAAGGTGGGCGTGCTGGAAACCGGCATTACCGAGGAGATGTATCAGGAGCTGACCTGGCTGATCGACGACGCGAGGCCCGTGACGCGCCACCTGACTGGCCTGGCCATCAGCCTCGAAACCACCGGCCGCATCAACATTTTCGCGAGCGCATACGACGGCGATGAAATCGACGTTTATCCGCCGGTCCTCCGAGACATCGTTACCACAGGCGTAATCGGCGCACCTGGGCGCGAACACACCATCGACACCCTCGACATTTACCCGCCAGTACCAGGGGTTATCAACCTCAAGTGCTACATCGGCGCCGCTGGCCGGGAACACTCCATCGACACACTGGACATCTACCCATGATTGATCCCAACTCTCAGTTCTTTGCGATTCTCACCGCTGTCGGTGAAGCCAAGCAGGCCAACGCGGACGCGCTGGGCATCCCCTGGAAACTCACCGAAATGGGCGTGGGAGATGCGAATGGCAACGACCCGATTCCCGACCGTAACCAAAAGAAGTTGATCAACGAGCGCCGCCGTCGGCAGTTGAACAAACTGTCGATCGATCCTGCCAACGCAAACATCCTCATCGCCGAACAGATCATTCCGGCCGACGAGGGCGGGTGGTGGATTCGGGAGATTGGACTGTACGACGGTGACGGAGACCTGGTCGCAGTGGCGAACTGCGCCCCCAGCTACAAGCCGCTGATGTCCCAAGGCTCGGGCCGCACCCAAGTTGTGCGCATGAACTTCATCGTCTCCAGCGCGGCAAACGTGGTGCTGATGATTGATCCGGCAGTGGTGCTCGCCACTCGCAAGTTCGTGACGGACTCCATCACTGACGCCATCAATCAGCAGGATGTGAAGCAGTCGGTGCTGGTAGCGACCACCGGCCCAGTAGTCCTGGCCGGTGCGCAGACCATCGACGGCGTGGCAGTACCGGTGGGTTCGCGGGTGCTGGTGAAGGACCAGGCCCAGGGCAAAGACAATGGTTTATACCTCACCACTGCAGAAATCTGGACCCGTACTGCGGATGCCGATATCGGCGCGGAGGTGACACCCGGTTTGTTGGTTCACGTTGAGCGCGGCGCCGCCAATGGCGACACGCTCTGGCAACTGATCACTGACGCGCCGATTGTGTTGGGCACCACGCCTCTCTCGTTTCAATGGGTAGGTGGGCAGAACGCCCCGACCCCACCGGTTAATGACCGATCGAAGCGGGTGGCGAACACCGAGACAGTACGCAATCAGATCGAGAGCCCACTCCAGCAGTTCCCGGTGCACGTATTCCGCAAGAACCGGTTGATCAACGGTGCATTCCAGATATGGCAGCGGGGCAAGTCAGGCGTCGTCGGAAAAGCCAACGGCGACCCCGAAAGCACGTTCGGCCCGGACCGCTGGATGATTTACAGCCCGAAAAACGCCACATGCAACTGGAGCCAACTGCCGCTCGAGCAGGACGCCAATATCAACGAGGCAAAATTTGCCCTGAGACTTTCGCGCCAGGGTGAAGGCCAGGGCTGGAACCTGAGTCAGCGCATCGAGAACGTCGAAACGCTGGCTGGCGGGAAGGTGACCGTCTCGTTCTATATGAAAACCAGCGTTCCACATACGTGCGCAGTGATTCTTCGTCAAAACTTTGGGGTGAATTCAACCGAGCCGAACGTAGATGTGGGCACCGCCGTGGAGCTGACAACGGTATACAAAAAGTACGTCGTTACCCTCGATCTGGGTGGGGTGGTGAACAAGAACAAAGGCGTCGCCAACGACTTCCTGGAAGTTATCTTCGCCAGCTGGGGGACTGGTGCCCACTACACGGACATTACCAACGTTCAGATCGAGCCTGGCAGCGTGGCGACTCCGTACGATTACAGGACGCACCAGGAGGAGTATCGCGCATGCCTGCGCTACTTCGAAAAGTCGTTCCTGCAGGATCATCCCCTCAAATCCAACAACGGGCCGTCCACCTGTATAGCCACCTTCACGCAATCCGCCGCAGCGCAGGCCTCACAGTCAGCTTTGCGTATGGAATTCCGGGAAGTGAAACGTGTGGTGCCTACGTTGAAATTGTTTTCACCTGGTGAAAATTCGTCGGAGATCTGGGCGCAATCCTCTGTAAAACCCTGCACTGGCACGAATATCCAGAGCTTATGGGCAACAGGCTTTGCGCTTTCATGCCTGCCGCCCGCCGGGTCCATTCCTGGCTATACCCTGCAAATTGAGTGGACCGCCGACGCGGAACTTTGAGGTAATGACGATGAATGATGTTACGTACAAATTTACTCCAGCAGGTGTTCAGCGACTGACTGATCAGGTTTTTGTCCCGGAGGACATGGGCAACAAGGACTGGGTGTCATACTTGGAATGGGTGGCCGATGGCGGGCAAACTCTACCCAAGTCGACCGCAGAAGAAGCGGCCATGGAAGAGCGCCGCTGGCGAGACTTGGAACTTCAGGGTGTCGCGTGGCTTCGCGAGCGCCACCGGGACCAGGCCGAGCTGGGTGGCGAGACAACCCTCAACGCCGACCAATATGGCGAACTGCTGACGTACATGCAGCAGCTGCGCGACTGGCCTCAGTCAGACAATTTTCCAGACGCCGACAACCGTCCAGTACCTCCCGACTGGATCAAAGATCAGGTTCAATAGAACTCCCCCTGTAAACGCGGCCCCTACAAGGTGCCGCGCTCGCCCAGCAGGCGCGCGCGCGGCAACCTCTGCACTGTCATTCCATCACAGCGCAGGCACCAACCCATGGCCGATTATCTCCACGGCGTGCGGGTCATCGAACTCAACGACGGCACCCGCCCCATTCGCACTATTCCCACCGCAGTTATCGGCATGGTTTGCACGGCTGAAGATGCGGACCCACTCGTTTTCCCTCTGGACACGCCCGTCCTGATCACCAACGTGCAGACTGCAGTCGGCAAAGCCGGCGTAAAGGGCACCCTGGCCGCGAGCCTGCAAGGCATCGCCGACCAGACCAAGCCCTATGTCATCGTCGTACGGGTCAAAGAAGGCGCCGACGAAGCGGCCACCACCAGCGCCCTGATCGGCGGCACCACCCCGACCGGCCAATACACCGGCATGAAAGCGTTGCTCGCCTCCAAATCACGCGTGGGAATGGCCCCGCGCATCCTCGGCGTGCCCGGCCTGGACAGTTTGCCGGTGGCCACCGCACTCGGCGCCATCGCCAAAGACCTTCGGGCCTTTGCGTACGTCAGCGCCTGGGGCTGCAAAACCAAGGAAGAGGTAGTCGCTTACCGCGCGAACTTCGGCGCCCGCGAAATGATGGTGATTTGGCCGGACTTCCAGAACTGGGACACCGTCGCTAACAAGACCACCACCGCCTCGGCTGTGGCCCGTGCGCTGGGCCTGCGCGCCAAGATCGATCAGGAGACAGGCTGGCATAAAACCCTGTCCAACGTGGCAGTCAGCGGCGTGACCGGTATCAGCGCCGACGTGTTCTGGGATCTGCAAAACCCGGCCACGGACGCCAACTACCTGAACAGCAACGACGTCACCACCCTGATCAACGCCAACGGCTTCCGCTTCTGGGGTAGCCGCACCTGCAGCGATGACCCGTTGTTCGCCTTCGAAAACTACACCCGCACCGCGCAAATCATCGCCGACACCATGGGCGAAGCGCACATGTGGGCTATCGACAGGCCTATGCACGCCTCCCTGGTACGCGATCTGGTCGAAGGGGTGAACGCCAAGATGCGCGAGCTGAAGTCCCAGGGCTATCTGATCGGCGGCAGCTGCTGGTATCCCGACGACGTCAACACTAAGGACACCCTCAAGGCCGGCAAGCTGTGGGTTGATTACGACTACACCCCTGTGCCCCCGCTTGAAGACCTCACCTTCCGCCAGCGAATCACCGACCGTTACCTGATCGACTTCGCCAAGGGCATCAACAGCTAAACCGGGCCTCCCCGCAAGGGGAGTTCACCCTGACCCCGTATCCCGGAGAACACCGCCATGGCAATGCCACGCAAGCTCAAAAACCTCAACCTGTTCAATGACGGCAACAGCTACCTCGGCTTGGTGAAGTCCCTCACCCTGCCCTCCCTCGGCCGCAAGATGGAAGCCTATCGCGGCGGCGGCATGAACGGCCCGGTCAAGGCTGACCTGGGCATGTCCGATGACGGCATCCAGTTTGAATGGAAAACCGGTGGCCTCGATCTGATCTCTCTGCGCCAGTTCGGCGCGGTCAACGCCTCCAGCGTGGCCCTGCGATTCTCTGGCCCATACCAGCAGGACGACACTGGCGAAGTCAGCAACGTGGAAGTGGTCGTGCGCGGTCGCCACGAAACCATCGAGATGGGTGATGCCCAGCCCGGTGAAGACACTGAGCACTCCATGACCACCACCTGCAGCTACTACAAGCTGACCGTGGATGGCGAAGAAATCATCGAAATCGACCTGCTCAACTTTGTCGAGAAGGTCAACGGTGTGGACATGCTGGAAAAGCATCGCACCGCCATGGGCATCTGACCCGCCCCCCCTTGATCAAGCCGCACCCTTTAATCACCAGGAGCAAATCCAATGAAGAACGAAACTATCGAACAGCCCGACGTGCAGCAGCTGGCCGACGACAACACCGTCACCCTCGACACACCGATCCGTCGCGGCACCACCAGCATCGAGACCATCACCCTGCGCAAGCCGAACTCCGGTGAATTGCGCGGCGTGAGCCTGGTGGAGCTGCTGCAGATGGACGTCGGCAGTCTGATCAAGGTTCTGCCGCGCATCAGCTCTCCGAGCCTCACCGCCGTCGAAGTCGCCGGCATGGACCCGGCCGACCTGCTGGCCCTGAGCAGCAAAATCTCTGGTTTTTTGTTGCAGAAGTCGGCGAAGACGGATGCATCCCTCGTCGCGTAGAGGACGCCATGGCCGATCTGGCCGTGGTTTTTCACTGGGCACCGGCTGATATGGATCAGTTGGGCCTGCAAGACCTGATGGACTGGCGCGAGCGCGCCAGGGTGCGGAGTTCCAACGATGGCGAATGATCTGAGACTGCAGGTGCTGCTCAGCGCCATCGACAAAGCCACAGGTCCGCTGAACAAAATCACGGGCGGTAGCAAGGAAACCGCCCGCGCCCTCAAAGCCGCTCGCGACCGCCTGAAAGAACTCAACACCCAGCAACGCGACGTCGGCGCATGGCGCGAACTACAGGCCGCAACCCGCGCGACATCCGAGGCGCTCGCCGCCAACAACACCAAGGTAGGCGAACTCGCCCGCGAAACGGCCAAAGTCCGGCAGCAGCTCGCGCCGACTCAGGCGCTGTTCGACAAGTCCCGGCAGAAGGTCGACGCGCTCAAAACCAGTCAGGCCGACCTAAAGCGCGAACTCACCGGCACACGCAATGCTCTCGGGTTGATGAGCGACGAACACCGCCAATCAGCCAGCCAGATCGCCGCGCTCAATAACGTGATGCAAAAGGGCAATACCCTGACCCGAGCGCAACACGACGAATACACCCGCCTCACAGCCGCACAGCGGGAGCGCAAGACCCAGTTGGACCAGCTCGCAGCCAAGGAAAAGGCCCTGGCTGAACGGTTCACACTCAACAACGCGCAGTTGCGCACCAGCCGTGCGGGCCACGCCAGTCTGCGCGACGAGATCCGCCGCCTGGAAAGCCCGTTCAAAGACCAGCTCGCGCTGCTGAAACAGCACACCGCCGAGTCGAAACGCTTGGGCGAGCAGTACGGCCAGCAGCAGGTAAAGCTTGCCAACCTCGGCGTGCAGCTCAAAAACGCCGGCATAAACACCAGTGCCCTGGGCGCACACGAGCTGAAGCTCAAGCGCGATATCGACACCGCCACCCAGGCCATGAAGGTGCAGATGGAGCACCTGGATGCGTTGAGGCGCAAGCAGGAGAGCCTGGCGAAAGCCCGCGCCACCTACGATAAAACCCAGAGCCTGGCTGGCAGTGTTGCTGTATCCGGCGCCGCCAGCCTTGGTGCGGGCTACGCAGCCAGCCGCCCAGTGGTATCGGCAATCAAAGCTTTTGCCCCAAATGAAGACTCGGCCACACAGCTAAAAGTGTCGATGATGGGCGACACCGGCAAAGTGTCGGAAGACTTCCAGAGGATCACCGACCTGGCGACCAAGCTGGGCGACCGACTACCAGGCACCACGGCCGACTTCCAGAATATGATGACGATGCTTCGGCGCCAGGGCCTGAGCGCGCAGAGCATCCTGGGCGGCACCGGTGAGGCGGCAGCCTACCTCGGCGTGCAGTTGAAGATGGAAGCCACCGACGCGGCTGAGTTCGCTGCCAAGATGCAGGACGCTACGCGCACCACCGAAACAGACATGATGGGCCTGATGGACACCATCCAGCGCGGTTTCTACGCGGGCGTAGACCCAGGCAACATGCTTCAGGGCTTCAGCAAAATCGCACCGGTGATGGACGTCATCAAAAAGTCAGGGATCGATGCCGCCAAGGAGCTGGCACCACTGTTGATCATGATGGACCAGGCCGGCATGGAAGGTGGATCTGCGGGCAACGCCTTCCGCAAAATCTTCCAGGCGGGCCTTGATCAAGACAAGGTCGACAAAGCTAACAAAATTGCAGCCGGCGCAAACAAGGGCGTATCGCTCAAGTTCACGAATGATGACGGCAACTTCGCAGGGCTGGAAAATCTCTACGCACAGGTAGAGAAGCTTAAGGCCCTGAACGACACCGACCGCACTGCGGTGATCTCCAAGCTATTTGGGGATGACGCTGAAACGCTGACCACCTTGAATACCATGATGAACAAAGGGTTGGCCGGGTATCAGGAGGTGCAACAGAAGCTGCAGAGCCAAGCCGATCTGCGTACCCGCGTCAACGAACAGCTCGGAACCCTAACCAACGTCATGGAAGCGGCCGAGGGCAGCTTTACCAACGCCATGGCGGAGTTCGGAGCCGCAGTTGCGCCCGAGCTAAAGGGGCTGATCAACACGCTGGGCGAACTTGCCAATGGAGTCGGTGCCTGGGCGCGGGAAAATCCGAAGTTGGCCGGGGGCCTGGTCAAAGTCGTGGCGGCTGTAGCAGCTGCCGCCGTGGTATTCGGCACACTGGCCTTGACCATGGCAAGCATGCTCGGCCCCTTCGCGGTGCTTCGTTATGGTATGGCGATGTTTGGCATTCGCTTGGGAAGTATCAAAGGGCAACTGATCGGTACCCGTATCGCAGCTTCCGGCGCCGGTGTAGAGGTGGGCCGGATGGGACGAATCTGGAAGACGATCACGGCCAGTCGCGCAGTTGGCGGCATGGTGACTGTCATTCCAACCCTGATCAGTTCCGCGCGGCTTGCGGCAGTAAGCGTGTTTCCAATGCTCGGCAGCGCAATCAGCGCGGTCGGTGCGGCCATCCTGGCAACCCCGGTCGGGTGGCTGATCGCCGCTGTCGCGGGCCTGGTCGCATCCGCATTGCTGATTTACAAGTACTGGAAGCCGATCAAAGGGTTCTTTCTCGGCTTCTGGCAGGGGCTCACCGAAGCCCTGCAGCCGGTGCTCGCTGGGTTCGGCAAGTTCGGCAGTTTGCTGGTCAGCCTGGCGAAAGCCGCCTACTCCATTCCGGTCATCGGTTTCGCACTGCGACTGCTCGGCAGCATCGTACGTCCACTGTTCAACATGATCTCTTCCGGCATCAGCGGGGTAATCGGCTGGTTCAGCGACTTGTTGAAACCGGTCGAAGACGTCGGCGGTGCCGCACAGTCGATGGGCCAGCGCTTCGGTGCAGCCATCGGCAACATGATCATGACACTGCTGCAGAGCATCGGCTCGATTGCCAACGGCGCAGTCAATGTGTGGACCACCATCAAAGCCAGCTTTGACCAGGGCCTCGCCGGCATCCTGCAATTGATCACCAACTTCAGTCCTCTTGGCTTGTTCTACCAGGCGTTCGCCGGGGTGATGAACTACTTCGGCGTAGAGCTACCTGGGAAGTTCACCGAATTCGGGGGCATGATCGTCAACGGTCTGGTCAACGGCTTGACCGCCGGGCTCGGCGCCGTGAAGGGTGCTATCAGTTCCATCGGTGATTCCAGCATCGGATGGTTCAAGGAAAAGCTCGGCATCCACAGCCCGTCGCGGGTGTTCGCTGAGCTGGGCGGCTTCACCATGGAAGGGCTGACAAAGGGCCTGGAGGGTGGACAAAAGGGGCCGCTCAATGCCCTGTCGAGCATGGGCAAGCAACTCACTGCGGCCGGCACCCTGGCCCTCACCGCGACAGCCATGCCGGCTTTAGCGGTCGATGATCGCCCACCGATCAGCAGCGCGGGCACATCGACGGTTTACGACAGCCACGACACATACCAGATCACCATCGAAGCAGCCCCTGGCATGGACGTGCAAGCCATGGAGAAGAGCCTGCGCGCCATACTCAACAAGATTGAAAACGAGAAACGCGCCCGTCAGCGCAGCAAGTTATCGGACCGGGATTAATCACCATGATGCTCAGCCTCGGCATGTTCGTGTTCAGCCTATCGACCCTCGCTTACCAGGAGCTGCAGCGCCAGACCAACTGGCGCCATGCCAGCAACAGCCGCGTTGGGGCGTCACCCGCACTGCAGTTTGTCGGCCGTGGCGACGACACCATCACCCTCCCCGGCATCATCCTCCCGGAACTGGCTGGCAGCGTGCTCAGCCTGGACGCTCTGCGTTTGATGGCGAACACCGGCAAGGCCTGGCCGATGGTTGAAGGTACTGGCCGGATATACGGTTTGTGGGTTATCGAAAGCCTGAGCGAGACCAAAACTGTTTTTTTCAGAGACGGCACGCCACAGCGCATCGAGTTCACCCTTACACTCAAGCGTACCGACGATGACCGTATCGACCTACTCGGCGCTGCTACCAGTACCGGACTCAGCATTCTCCGGGGGCTATTGTGATAGAGGCTGCGCTGTCCAAAGTCACCGGTTACCTGGTGGATACGGCGGAACGCTTCGTTCGGGACGCCGCCTACCCTGTTCCAGCCTTCCGTCTCACAGTGGACGGCATCGATATCGCCATGAAGGTGAGCCCGCGGCTGATGAACCTTGATCTCACAGACAACCGTGGCGTCGAGGCCGACCAGCTCACGATTACGCTGAGTGACCATGACGGTCTGCTGTCGATACCGCCCAAGGGTGCGGTGCTTCGCTTATGGCTGGGATGGAGCGACACCGGCCTGATCGACAAGGGCACCTACACCGTCGACGAAACGGAACACACCGGCGCGCCGGATGTGCTCAGCATTCGCGCTCGATCGGCTGATCTGCGCAAAGGGCTGAAGACCAAACGCGAGCGCAGCTGGAGCAATACCACACTGGGCAAAGTCATCGGCGATATCGCCATGGGAAACAACCTCACCTCGACCGTGGCCGGTGCGCTCGGTGCGCTGCCGATCTTGCAGCTTGACCAGGCCAACGAATCGGATGCCAACCTCATTACCCGCTTGGGCGAAGAATTCGACGCGGTGGCCAGCGTGAAGGCCGGGTGCCTGCTGTGCATCCCTGCCGGCGGCGGCAAGACGGCCAGCGGGTTACCCCTGCCCCACATTACCCTCACCCGTGCAGACGGCGACCAGCACCGCTACTTACAGGCAGATCGCGACAGCTACGACGGGGTGCGCGCGTATTTCTACGATGTGCACAGCGCCAAGAAACAGGAAGCGATTGCCGGCGGCGGGGACAATCTCAAAGATCTGCGCCACACATACAGCGACCGGCAGTCAGCGCTCAGGGCCGCGAGAGCCGAATTCCGACGCCTGCAGCGCGGCAGTGCCACGCTCAGCTACACGCTCGCGATGGGCCGACCGGATCTGATCCCCGAACTGACCTATACGCTCCAGGGCGTTAAGGATGAGATCGACGAGATCATCTGGTACGGCGGCAATGTGCAGCACAGCCTGAGCCCGGATGGCGGCTATACCGTCAGCCTGGAGCTGGAAAGCAAGCTGCCAGAGGACAACGTTGAAGACCTGGCAGAAGAGAACAATGGGGATTACACGGGGATCATCGCCTACTACCGCGACCAGAAAACCGGGAAAGAAAAAACGATTACTGCGGGGGATCAGACAAGGCCGAGGCGGTTGCGCTGGCTGTATGCGAGTGAAAAGACGGCTAAGCGAGCGGTAGATCGTGAGTGGAAGAGGATGCAAGCAGTGGGGGTGTGATATTCGGCACGCCGTAAATAGAAAAACCCGGCACAGCCGGGTTCCTCAGTCATTAAGTGTTTAACAGCACACCAATGAATCGCAGAATGTCCTTTTGCTGCTGCTGATCAAGTTGCCGGAACATCACCAACACTAACTTTTCACGCTGATTCAGATCCCCAAATTCAACGTTGTCGGACTGCTCGGCCTGCACCTTTTTACTCGTAGACATGTGTTGCTCCCTTCAGCACATCCGAGTGCCCGGCACCAACCTAGGTGCCAACTAAAGCACCCGGAGGAGCGAGGCATTTTCAGTGCGTGTGGGAGTGCCACCAGCCCCATCACAATTTTTAGCAAAGAGATCAAGGCTTAGCGCATAAGTCCTGCGCGATTTGTACGAGCTGGCTGTAGTCCATCTTAATGGCCGGTATGGCCGGGTCCTGCTTCGTAATGTCTTGTCCGTCTGACCAACCGCGACTCCTAGCCTGGGATCGAGCGCTTCCATTCAGCGCGTAAACAGTTCCGTCAGCAGTTCTCGCCAGTGCCTTCGGTGGCGGGCCGTCGCACATGAGGTCGACGCTGCCGACAGTGAACGGCCAAGCATCACCGAAATCCTCACTCGATACCGTCTTGACCCTCACGTCAGCGTGCGCCACCACGGAAAAAAGAAGTGCGCCGGTAAATACTGAAGCTCTCATTCCTTGACTCATTCCAACAATCCCTATTGTTTTCGATTGAACGCACGGAGCAGCCTCTTCACTGCCCCTTTGTCGTCATCGTCTAGCGCTCGCACCTGCTCGACCAACTCAACTTCGTCAGAAGATAGCGTCGGTTCTGCGACAGGTAGTCGCTGACCAACGACGACGTAAAGGATGTCCACACCTCTTTCCGCAACAGCGGCGAGGTAATCAGCATCAGGACTTCGATCGCCCTTTTCGTAGTTGAACTGAGAGGTCTTTGCCACACCGGCAATAGCGGCGAAATCCGCTTGATTGAATCCCAAGCGGACGCGCTCCTCTCTCAGCCTTTCACCGATATTCAACAAAACGACCCCTTATTGAGTTGACTATTCAACGATCGTTGAATATTCTTCCCTTGTCATCACACGAAACCACACGAAACGAGACTATGCCGAACGCATCCCCCATCGAGCAAGCATGCCAAGAGGCCCGTGACCGTCTCGCACGTCTCGGGATATCAGCCAAAGACTGGGCCGAAGAACATGAATTCAACCCATCGACGGTCTACGCGGTTTTGAACGGACAGAAGAAGTGCTTGCGCGGTGAAGCTCATCGCGCTGCCGTACTGCTCGGCATCAAAGACGGCGAGATTGCAAATTAGGGCCTCTGGCTCCAAGGGGAAACCAGAAGATGAAACGCCCAGTTCTAGACAGCAGAAAGAGCGTCGTTATGGCCGTCATCGGCGCCTACCCTGGCGGTCGGATGTACGCCTCGGCCGACCTCGGTATGCCGCTTAAGAAGTTCGACAACCAGGCCTACGAGAATGCGGGCAGTCGCCCACTGACGGACGAACACATTCACCGCCTCGAACAGGTCGCTGGCACTACCTACCTTGCCGACTACATCGCCTCCATGTACGGCGGCATGTTCGTGCCCCTGAGCCTTCCGGACACCCTGGACAACGTCGAGTTGTACAGCCGCTCGCTCAAAGCGTCGGCTCAACGGGGCAAGGTCGATCAAATCATGGCTGCGGCGCTGGATGACGGGGTTATCGAAAAACGTGAGGCCGACGCGATCGTCGCCGCCCTGATCACGTACATGTCAGCCCGGTACGCCGAAGTCTTCGCAACCATCCAGCTTTACAGCCAGGGAGCCGTTCAGTGAGTACATACAAGCTGGTGTGCCCTTGCTGCAACAGTTCTATGCGCATCCGTACCTCCGAGGGGCAGACGCCCTGCTTCCGCTCGATGTACTCGGAATGCACCAACTTGCTGTGCGGCGCCACCTTCTCCGGGTCGTTGGTTTGGGAATATCAGCTCAGCCCGTCGGGCATTGAGCGGCCCCTGACGGTTTTGCCCACGGCTCCCACAAAGGTTCGACTACTCGCACGCCAGAACCTCAAGTCAAAAAACGATCAACCCGATCTGCTGGAACAACTGGAAATGGAGGCCGCACCTGTATGAACACCATCGCCCTGACTACCAACCCCGCAAGCGACTACCGAGCCGCAATGCAACAAGCGGCCGTGGCCTACCTCTACCGTCACCGGTGCGAACATCTTGCCGGCGATAACCAGCTTTTAGAGAACTGCACTCGTTACTTGACCCAATCGCTTGAGGTGCCGACGCACCTGGTGCAGCGCATCGCTGAGCTGGCGGTGGCCGAATTTGAAAGCATGACCTGCAAGCGCGTGGCCTGGCTTGGCATTCATCCCGCCAGCGGCCCCTTCCGCCCGGTGATCTTGCTGCTCGACAACTGCACCCAGCAGCGACATCCCGTTTCAGCGCGTTTGCTCCCTACACGCCTGCTGCTGACTCGCAACCTCCCGCACTAATCCCAAACCCTCCCTGTTTGATGCCCGCACCGCGTGGGTAGGGGAAATTTGCAACTTACTGGTGGCCGAAATGAGCAAAATCACCATAAAACTCGAGCTGGACGAACAGCAGGCGCAGCACTACCTGTTGTGGTTGACCAGTCAGTACGAAGTCACAATGGCTGATATTTGGTACTCCGACCGGTACCGGAACGTGCCAAGTGGTCAGCGAGCGCCGAAGGTACTTGAGGACTTGCCCTACCTGGCAGGCATTTGCAAGACGCGCAGCGAGCTGAAAAAACAGCTCGTTGTTACGGCTGCGGGGCATCTGCAGTGATTCGCAAGCCCATGGAAGACAAGATCCGCGCTGACGTGCTTCAGCGCCTGGAGTCTGATTACGGCCTTCAGCACATGAAAGGCACGCATTACATGCGTAAGGGCACCTGCCCGCAGTGCAATCAGAAACGTTTATTTTCGCGCCACGATGAACCCTGGTTCATCCGCTGTGGCCGCGAGAAAAATTGTCGCTACATGGCTCCGACCAAAGAGCTTTACCCGGACCTGTTCGACGACTGGAGCAAGCGCGCACCTGCGACCCGTGACGAGCCTGCCGCCAGCGCAAAAGCGTACCTGACGTTTGCCCGAGGTTTCCGCGTTGAGCTGATAGAGGGCTGGTACACCCAGGAAAGCTACTTTGATCGCGATCTGAATATCGGCTCTGCCACCGTGCGCTTCCCCCTGGAACACGGCGGGTACTGGGAGCGTTTGATTGACCAACCGTCACGGTTCGGTAAGAAGAAGGCCCGCTTCCAACCGCTCAAGACCTATAGAGGACACTGGTGGTGCCCGCCGTGCGTGGATCTGCTGGAAGTGAATGAGCTGTGGATCGTTGAAGGCATCTTCGACGCCATAGCGCTCATTCAAAACGGTATCTCTGCGGTTGCGGCTCTGTCCTCAAACGCCTTTCCAGAGGAATCGCTCAAGGCCCTGATCACCGCTCGCGGCGGTAAAACCCCCAAGCTGGTTTGGGCTCTGGATAACGAGCCGGGCGCTCACAAGTACACCCGTATGTGGGTCAACCGTGCACGCGAACTCGGTTTTACCTGCGAGGCTGCTCAGGTGTCACAGCCTGACGCCCGCAAGGTTGACTGGAACGATCTGCATCAACGCTGGGCGTTTATCGACGATGAAAAAGCCCGCGCTGATCGCATCGAAAAGGACTTGAAAGAAGCCCGTCACCAGGGCGCCCTGCTGATTGCAGAGAGTGCCAGCGACAAGGCATTGCTCATGTACCAGTGGCGTGAACGTGAGGAATTCCACTTCTGTTTCGACTCGCGCCTGTACTGGTGGAAATTGGACTTGGCGAAATACAACAGCGCCAAGCAGGCCCTCGAAAAGAGCGACGGCCACGAAGTACAGACACTCAATGAAAAGCAGCTTCGGGAAAAGGCGCTGAACGTCGCCGGCTGCGTCGTCGAGATCGCCAACTGCTACCCCAAAGCCCTCTATTTCCAGCGCAACGAGATTACCGACGAGTCCTGGTACTTCTTCCGCGTCGACTTCCCGCACGACGGCGGCTCAGTGAAAAACACCTTTACGGGTGGCCAGGTCGCCGCTGCCAGCGAATTCAAGAAAAGACTTCTCGGCATGGGTGCCGGAGCCGTGTTCACCGGCAGTGGACAGCAATTGGACAAACTCATGAAAGACCAGCTTTTCGGCATCAAGACAGTTCAGACCATTGATTACGTGGGCTACAGCAAGGAATACCAGTGCTATGTGTTCAACGACGTCGCCATCCGCGAAGGCCAGGTGATCCACATCAATGAGGAAGAGTTTTTTGAGATGGGCAAGTTGAAGCTCAAGACTCTGCAAAAGGGTGTGAAGATCGATCTGGAGAAGGATGGCAAAAAATACGATGACCAGTGGCTTGCGCTTCTGTGGCAGTGCTTCGGTGCCCAGGGCATCGTGGCGTTGACCTTCTGGTTTGGCTCGCTGTTCGCCGAACAGATCCGAGGCCGGTACCAGTCGTTTCCTTTCCTTGAGGCCACTGGCGAGGCCGGTGCCGGCAAGACCACGTTGCTCACGCTGCTCTGGAAACTCGCGGGCCGAGACGGATACGAAGGGTTCGACCCGTCCAAATCCACCAAGGCCGGCCGCAGCCGCTTGATGGGCCAAGTATCCGGCATGCCCATTGTGCTGCTGGAATCTGATCGCAGCGGCGACGACAAGGCCCACGCCAAAACCTTCGAATGGGACGAACTCAAGGATTACTACGGCGGCGGCACACTGGCGACCAAGGGTGTGAAAACCGCCGGTAACGAAACCTACGAACCACCGTTTCGCGGCACCATCGCCATCAGCCAGAACGCCCCTGTTGTGGCGTCAGAAGCGATCATGACCCGGATCGTCAAACTGCACTTTGTGCGCCCGAACGTCACCGCTGAAAGCCGTGCGGCGGCAGATCGGCTTAATGCGCTGGAAGGTTCGAGACTCAGCAACTTTGTGTTGCAGGCAGTACGTAAAGAGCTGGAGGTGCTCGAGCTGTTCGGCCAGCGGATAGCGGGCTACGAGGCGAAGTTGCGCAATTTGCACTCCCACTGCTTTGCCTGCGACACCCGATTCAAAGACGAGCACAGCGAGTGCAGCCATTGCGGCAACAAGCTGCGCGGCTACATCCGTGTGGAGCGGATCAACAAGAACCACGCCCAAATGCTCGCCCTGCTGGACTGCCTATGCATGGTGGTGCCGCTCACCGACGCGCAGGTAGAGCACACGCGCTCGCAGATCATCCGTATGGCGATTGAGCGCCAGGCCTCGATCAGCTCCGACCATCCGGTAGTGGCTGAATTCTGGGAAGTTTACGAATACCTGGAAGGCCTGGACGCCGAAGGCCCGGTGGTCAACCACAGCAAGAAGGACCACATCATCGCTATCAACCTCAACGACTTCGTGAAATGCGCCGCAGAAAATCGGCAAAAAATCGCTGACGTCAGCGAGCTGCGCGAACGCCTAAAGGACTCCCGCTCCCGGAAGCTGCTCGACGTCAACAAGGCGACTGACAGCGCGGTACGGGCTCACCAGGCCAATAAGACCAACGCCGTCGTCACGAAGCAACCCATCGTGAAGTGCTGGCACTTCCAGGCCTGATTAATAAGCGGCAATACCTGCCAGGCGCTGCAACGTCTGACACCACCCAAAGGAGAAGCACCATGCACGTACAAGTCATCACTGGTGACGGTCAACAGGGCGAAACCCACCGTCTTCGACACCTGAAAGAGCTGAAGGACTGGTTTAACGAGTCAGGGAAAATTGTTCACGCCGAAGCCTACGACCCAGCTGGCCTGGTCGCAATCCTTGAGGTTCGTGCGGTGAGCGACAAAGAAATTCTGGTGTTGGAGTGCAGCCGGGATCAGATCCAGGCAGTGCTGGAATGGCAGTCGGCAACAGATGACGTTGTTGAATTTGAAAACCTGCTGCTGCACTTGGTGCGGCAGCAAAAACCAATCGGCGAAAGCCAGTAAGAAGGTGGTGCCGAGGGGCTGCAACCCCTCGACACCGACCACCCAAAGGAGAAGCACCATGCAAGTGAATCAACCCAAAGGCGGCACCGCAGAGGCTACCACAACCGCGCTGGCTGTCGGCGACAAGGTCAGTTACGTCGCTATGAGCGGTGGAGGCAAGGAATACCGTCTCAGCGCTCGCACCGGCGTCATTGAAGCGATCGATGGCAGCGTTGCGACCGTGCGCACCGCAAGAGGTCCGAGCATTACCAAACCACTCGGAAAGCTGACACCGGAAGGACAGTCCAAGCCCTTGACGCGAATGCTCATGGAGAGCCACTCATGATCAAGCGCACCTTCACCCACTTCCACCTATGCTGCGGCCTGGGCAGCGGCGCCGCAGGCTTCAGCGACTCCAAACCAGTCCTGGGTCCCGTGCAAGCTGAATGGCGCTGCCTGGGCGGTGTAGATGTCGACCCGGCCGGCTTGCGCGACTTCCAGATGATGACCGGTGTACCTGGCACGCTGATGGATCTGTTCACACGCGAGCAGTACACAGCTTTCCACGGCCAGCAGCCACCCGCCGGTTGGATTGAGGCCACCGCCGAGGATCTGCGCCGCGCCGCCGGCAACGAAGACCCGGACGCGGTTTTTATCAGCAGCCCTTGCAAGGGCGCCTCGGGCTTGCTGTCGGAGTACATGAGCCAGACGCCCAAGTACCGGGCACTCAACGAGCTGACGTTGCGCTGTGTGTGGCTGATGTGCGAAGCCTGGAAGCACAAGCCTGTGAAGCTGATCGTGTTCGAAAACGTGCCACGCCTGGCAACCCGTGGCCGCTACCTGTTGGACCAAATCACCAAGCTGCTCCGCCATTACGGCTACGCGGTGGCGGAAACTACCCACGACTGTGGCGAAATTGGTGGGTTGGCACAGAGCCGCAAGCGTTTCTTGCTGGTGGCCAGGCACGTCGACCAGGTTCCAGCATTCCTGTATGAACCTGAAAAGCGCAGCCTGCGCGCCGTCGGTGACGTACTGAGCCGCATGCCGCTGGCCGGCGATATCGATCAGGCGGGGCCGATGCACCGGGTGCCGGCGTTGCAGTGGAAAACGTGGGTACGTCTGGCCCTGGTCGAGGCGGGGAAGGATTGGCGCAGCCTCAGCCGGTTTGCCATTGAGGACGGGTATCTGCGCGACTTCGTGATCGTGCCGGAGTACCGCGCCGGCTACATGGGGGTGCACGACTGGCAGGACACCGCCGGAACGGTCGCCGGGCGGTCGAGCCCAACCAACGGCAAATTCTCGGTTGCCGACCCTCGACCGACCAGCAAATTCGAATACACCCAATATGGCGTGCTGCCCTACGACCGCCACTGCGGCGTGGTCACCGGCCAACGCAGCCCAGGGCAAGGGACCTTCAGCGTTGCGGACCCGCGCATGGGCGGCGAGCGGCACAACAACGTGTTCCGCGTAGTTCGCAACGACCAAGCCTCCGGCACTGTCACGGCAGGGCACGGCCCCAGCTCCGGCGGACACGCGGTGGCAGACCCTCGGCAACCGTCCAAGGGCTTCGGCAAGTACCTGGTCACCCACTACAGCAAGCCGGCCGGCACCGTCATCGCCGGCAGCACCACCGGGCAAGGCGCTTTCGCTGTGGCAGATCCTGCTTATAAAAATTGGCACCCGAACGCCAGCACCCAAAAGCTGCGGATCACGCCCTGGTGCGAGAGCGCTAAGACCGTGACCGGTTCACAGCAGGTTGCCAGCGGGGCTTTATCGATCGCAGATCCGCGCCCGGGCATGTCTCGCACCAAGGGAGACGCATACCTGACCGGCGGGCATTACGGTGTAGTCGACTACACCACCCCGGCCGGCGCCGTTTCCGCCAGTGCCTGCCACGACAACGGCAGATGGTCGGTTGCTGATCAGCGCATGCCGGCGCCCAACGACCGGCTGACCTGCATGATCACCAGCCTCGACGGCACCTGGCACCGGCCCTTCACCACCTTGGAGCTGGCAGCGCTGCAATCACTATTTGATCCAGAGGATCACTGGTCAGCAGACCCACAGACCGCCCATGAGATCGAACGGATGCAGCGCGTTCGCAAGATCGAACAGGCGGGGGTCTTCCGGCTGGACGGCCTCAACGACGGACATCATCGGGAGCGGATAGGCAACGCGGTGCCGCGCGCAGCAGCAAGGGCGATGGCGGATGTGTTCGGCATGACGCTATTGCTGTCCGAGGCCGGAGAGACGTTCATGCTGAGCAACGTGTCGATTTGGGTTCAGCCGGTGGCGATTGCATTGAGCGTGGCTCAATTGGAGCAGCAGTCATGACCAAAACGATCCTCGACCCATGCTGCGGAAGCCGAATGTTTTGGTTTGACAAGAAACACCCGGCGGTCATCTTCGGTGACATCAGGACCGAGCAAAAAGCCCTATGCGATGGGCGGACACTGACCGTTTGTCCGGACGTCACACTTGATTTTCGTGATCTTCCCTATGCAGACGGATCTTTCAAGCTGGTTTCCTTTGACCCGCCGCACCTGGTGCGTGCTGGGGCTGAGAGCTGGATGAAGGCTAAATACGGGATACTCAATCCGAATACATGGCAGCAAGACCTGCGGAAGGGCTTCGCAGAGTGTTTTCGTGTGTTGGCCACCGACGGTGTACTGGTTTTCAAGTGGAACGAAACGCAGATTCGCACCAGCCAAATTCTGTCACTTACCGATCAGCAGCCTCTGTTCGGTCACCCAAGCGGAAAAAAAGGCGGCACACACTGGATAGTTTTCATGAAGGCCGAGGCAACACTGCTTCCAACCGGTTCGGATGTCAGGGAGTCATTATGAACACAGCCTTTATCCTGATGGCCCAATACGACGGCCAGGCGATTATCTCTCTGGAGGTGGTGTGCCGTGATTATTTCACGCATCTGACGCCGGACATGTTCCAGCGCAAGGTGATGAGCGGTCAGATCAAGTTGCCCATCACCCGCCTGGAGCCCAGCCAGAAGTCGGCCAGGGGCGTCCATCTCAGCGATCTGGCCGCGTACCTGGACCTGCAACGCGCAGCAGCAGTTAAAGAGCACAGCCAGATCAACGGGTTAAAACACGTCGTTTGAGCCACTTCTGCGATGCGGCGCCCAGTTGGACGGGCGCCCTCATAATCTTTTCGTGCCACTCCCAGGCCACATAGCGGTCGCCCCGACCGCGAAGGTGGGTGTAACGCCTCATTGAATTCCAATCCCTGTGGCCGGAAACGCTCGCCACACGCGGAATATCCCAGTCCATTTCGAACAGGCGGCTGACACCTTCATGCCGGAGGTCGTGGAAGTGCAGATCCGCGATGGTCAAAAACTTGCAGGCTTTCGTCCAGGACGTGGAGATCGACTCAGGGCTGTAGGGGAAGATGTCTTCGCCGGCTTTCGGCATCGTCTGGAGGATGTGCCACGCCTCGTCCGGCAGGTAGCACCAAACATCGTTGCCGATCTTCTGCCCAGGGTTTTTCATGTCGCGCACCAGCACCCGCTGGCCGGCCTCGTCGACGTCTGCCCAGCGAATTCGGGTTATTTCATCGAGCCGGCGCGTGGAGAACAGGGCGAAGCCCACGACCTTCAGCATATTTATGACGGTCGGGCGCCTCACCTGCATGGCCTGGTAGTGCGTCAGCACCCGTCCCAGCTCATCCAATGTCGGTCGGCGGTCACGCTCACGGCTTTTCAGGTTGTAGCCCAGCTTGCGTAATACACGCCGCGCACCGCCCATGGCAAGCGGGTCGACTTGGTAGCCCCATGCATCTTTGGCTATCGCCAGCACTGCACCGAGGTGCGCCAGGTCATTGCCAGCGGTTTGTGGCTGAACGCCACCGCCCTCCCCGCTCATTCGCCAAAGTGCATAATCGACCAGGCACTGGGTGTTGATATCCGTATCGGTCAACTTGCCCAGGTAAGTTTCGCTAATCGCATTGAGTGTGGCGCGCTTGGTCTTACCCAGCGGCTTGGCTTTCTCAACTTCGACCAGGTAGCGATCTGTCATGTCTTTGAGCGTGGCGCCCTTGCGGTTTGCGCGCTCAATCGCACCAGGCTCATCCAGCTCTGACCCGCGCTTGCGTGCCCACGCCTGGGCGGCCTGTTTTCGGGCGAAGGTCTGGCTCTCTTGGTAGACTTGCACTCCGTCGCGCTTGATGCGGATCTGTGCCGTGTAGCTCACAGTCCCATCCGCCAGTTTTCTTGCCCTGATAGTCGCCATATTGAAAGTGGTACGCGTCAGTTTTGAAGTGGTACATCGTACCACCGAGCCTTTAAAAACGCCTGAAAACGCCCGAAAACACGCCAAGAACACGTTGAGTAAAATGCTAGATAAACAGACCTTTAGCCCCGTAACCGCAAGGCCCGCGCTGTCTCGGCGCTTTAGTGTTGCCCCCATGATGGATTGGACCGACCGCCACTGCCGGTTCTTCCTGCGCCTACTCTCCAAGCACGCCCTGCTCTACACCGAGATGGTCACCACTGGCGCGATCCTCCACGGCGACCACGACCGTTTCCTGCGCCACAATGAAGCCGAGCACCCGCTGGCCCTTCAGTTGGGCGGTAGTGTTCCGGCTGATCTGGCGGCTTGCGCGCGTATGGCCGAGGCCGCTGGCTACGACGAGGTGAACCTGAACGTCGGTTGCCCCAGCGACCGGGTGCAAAACAACATGATCGGCGCGATCCTGATGGCGCATCCTGCCCTGGTTGCCGATTGTGTGAAGGCGATGCGTGACGCGGTGTCGATTCCGGTGACGGTGAAGCACCGCATCGGCATCAATGGCCGGGACAGCTACGCCGAGCTGTGTGATTTCGTCGGGACGGTGAAGGACGCGGGCTGCACCAGTTTTACCGTGCATGCGCGGATTGCGATTCTGGAAGGGCTGTCGCCGAAGGAAAACCGTGACATTCCGCCGTTGCGTTATGACGTGGCGGCGCAGTTGAAGCGGGATTTCCCTGAGCTGGAGTTTATTCTCAACGGCGGGATCAAGACGCTGGAGCAGTGCCATGAGCATTTGCAGACGTTTGATGGGGTGATGTTGGGGCGGGAGGCTTATCACAATCCGTATTTGCTGGCGGAGGTGGATCAGCAGTTGTTTGGCAGTGAGGCGCCGGTGATCAGTCGGGCTGAGGCGCTGGTGCAGTTGCGGCCGTATATTGCGCAGCATTTGGCGAGCGGTGGTTCGATGCACCATATCACTCGGCATATTCTGGGGTTGGGTACCGGTTTTCCGGGGGCGCGCAAGTTCAGGCAGTTGTTGTCGGTGGATATTCACAAGGCGAGTGATCCGCTGGCGTTGCTGGATCAGGCTGGGGCTTTGCTGGAAGGGCGGTAAGTCCGTTCAAGTCTGGGGGACTGGTCTGCCGCTATCGGGGGCAAGCCCCCTTCCACCTTTGAATTGTGGTGATCATGCGGGAATTGGGTTGAACCTGTCGGCAGTTTTGGCCTCCTATTTAGCACCAAGACAAGGCATTCAAACGGCCGTTTTCAGGTTGTTGCCCTCGCAAACGATCGAACGCATTTGCGCCCTTGAGCGCCTGCCGGTGCTCGGGTAATGTCATCAGACCCACAGGACAGAGCACGCCCATGACTTCCAAGCTGGAACAACTCAAGCAATTCACCACTGTCGTAGCCGATACCGGCGATTTCTCCACCCTCGCCAAGCTCAAGCCGCAAGACGCCACCACCAACCCTTCCCTGCTGCTCAAGGCCGCTTCGATCCCGGGCTACGCCAAGTTGCTGGATGAGTGC